ACATCTCCCCGATTTTTACCGCGTTCTGTGAAGTCGTGCAGGATGTGTGCGACATTATTCAGCGGCTTTGGACGGAGGTCATTGACCCAATCCTGGCAAGTTTGGTCACCAGCCTGACTGAGCTGTGGAACACTCACCTGTCCCCGCTGTTCAGTGACCTGATCGCCGTGGGCGGCGACGCGATCAACGCAATCGCTACGGTCATCAAGGCCCTGTGGGACAATGTGATCGACCCGCTGGCCAACTGGCTGTTAAGCACCTTCGGCCCGGTGTTTACGCAGGTGTTCAATTCCGTTGCCGGCATCGTGACCAACGCCATCGGTATTGTGGCCGACGTGCTGGACATTGGCCTGATTTGCCTGCAGGCCGTGATCGACTTTATGCGCAACGTGTTCGAGGGCGATTGGGAGGCCGCCTGGCAAGTGGTTCAGGACGCCGTAAGCGATATTTGGGATGTCATCAGCGACCGCATCCGGGGCGCGATCAACAACATTATCGGCTTTGTGAACGGAATGATTTCCGCCATTGTATCTGGTCTGAACACCGTGATAAACGGCCTGAACAGCCTGTCCTTCGATGCGCCGTCCTGGGTGACGGACCTGACCGGCATCTCGTCGTTCGGGTTCAACATCGGCACCGTCACGGCCCCGCAAATTCCGTATCTGGCGCAGGGCGCGGTCATCCCGGCCAACCGGGAGTTTCTGGCCGTGCTGGGCGATCAGAGCCACGGCACCAACGTGGAAGCCCCGCTGGACACCATCAAGCAGGCTGTGGCCGAGGTCATGGAGGACCTGCAGGCGGGCCAGATGGCGGGCTTTGAGGCCGTGGTTTCCGTGCTGCGGGAGATCCTCTCCGCCGTGTACGGCATTGAACTGACCGACGAGGACGTAGGCCGCGCCGTACAGCGCTGGCAGCGCAAACAGGCCATTGCAACAGGAGGTGTGTAACGTGACCCTGACTAATCTGTTCCAGATCGATGGCAAATCCCTGTACGCACCGGACTGCGACATTGAACCGAGCTATTCTGACCTAGATTCCAGCGATTCCGGCCGCGACGAAGCCGGGTACATGCACCGCGAAGTGGTGCGGGAAAAAGTGGCTACCTGGCCCATCGCCTACAGCTGCCTGACGGATGATGAATACAAGTACACCATCGGGCTGTTTGCAGGCAAGGCGACCTTCCAGTTCACCCACCCAAAAGCCGGATCTTCCACCGAGACCGAAACCACCACCTGCTACTGCAGCAAATACGGTATCGCCTGGCATAATGCCAAGACGAAACAGTGGAAAAACCTTAAATTTAACATTATTGAATGCTGATTGAGAGTTAGGAGGTAGGAGTTAAAACGAGCCTAGGGTCCAGCTCTGTAGGGAACGGTCTCGACCGTTCCGGGGCTTTGCGGTAGATGCCATAACAGGATTTACCGCAAAGCGACGGGCGCACGCGCACACCATGAACTCCTAAATCCTCACTCCTACCTCCTAACTAAAACCAAAGGAGGTGTGTATTTGTATCAACCAATCCTCACTCTCTCCAGCGGCACCGAGTTAAAGGGCGGCTCCCCCGGCAGCGCGGTCAAAAGCCTGACGCTGCACACTGCGGTGAACGCCGGGCAGGAGTTCACTATTGGCTCTGCGTTTTCGGACTACATTGAAGCCGAAATCTGGGCGGATCCGGACGGCAGCCTACAAATTACCGCTGGGGACGCCCTGACCTATTACCGGCAGGATGATGCCGGGAACCGCACCAAGGTGGGCGTTTTCTATGCTGAAAAGCCCACCCGCACCAAGCGCAACAGCTACAAGGTCACGGCCTACGACACCATGTCCAAGCTGGATGCCAATTTCTCCGGCTGGCTGCACGCCAATCAGGCGCAGTTCCCCAAGACCATCTGGCAGCTGGTTCAGCTGGCCTGCCAGCGGGCAGGGGTCACGCTTGCCAGCAGCCGCCTGCCCATCAACGGCAGCTACAGCGTGCAGGCGTTCTATGCGGATGATTTAACCTGCCGACAGATCATCTCCTGGGCGGCGGAAGCGGCAGGCTGCTACGCCCACATGAATGCAGACGGCAAGCTGCAATTCTTGACCTACACAGACAAGCGCAGCACGGCTAAAATCACCCCGGACGGCGTCAGCAACAGCACCGCCTATTATGCTGACAGCCTGAGCTACGAGGACTACACGGTCAAGGCCATTGAGAAAGTTCAGATCCGGCAGTCGGACAGTGACGTGGGCGTGATTTACCCCGACAGCACCACTGCCACCAACACCTATGCAGTGCAGGGCAACCTGCTGCTGACAACCGGCACCGAAGCCAACCTGAAAACCGTTGCCCAAAACCTGTACAACGTGCTGAAAAGCGTGACCTATACCCCGTGCAAAGTGGCCGTGCCCAGTGGTTCCGGCCTTGCCTGCGGGCAGATCGTACACGTTAAGGACGCACGCGGGCGGGAGTTTGATACCTACCTGATGAGCGCCACAATCTCCTCCGGCAAAGCCAGCTTTGAGAGCGTGGGCAGCGCCAGCCGGGAAAGTTCCAGCGCGGTGAACAGCCAGAGCTACAAGAACCTGACCGGCAAAATGCTGGAGATCAAGACCAGCGTGGACGGCCTGACCGTGACCGCGAGTGAGCTTTCCGGCAATTACAGCGAGCTGAAACAGACGGTGGACGGGCTTTCGGCGGAGGTGAAAAAAGACACCAAAATCACCGGCGGTGGGAACCTGATCCTGGGCAGCGAGAGCTTCAAAAATGCCACCTATGTTGGCATTGACAGCAGCGTTGTGTATGGCGACGATGGCAGTGCAACAATCACCAATGCGAACACATGCCGCGGGTTCAAGTTCAACACCGTTGGCGCTCATATCACCGAGGGCGTCACTATATGCATGTCCGTCATGTACAAACTCATTTCCGGCACTGATGCGCTGCGGATGGGCATTGCGTTCAAGGGCGATAACGGACAAAATTACATTGCCTCCATAAAAACCGCTGACCAGCTCGAAATTGAGCAGACGGACGGCTGGGTGCTGCGGTATGGTACATGGACGCCCCGCCATAACTATACGGGCATTCTAGAAACTGTCGAGTTTGACAGCAATGACAACTGCACCAATAAGCTTGAGCTGCTGCACCCCATGCTGCAATACGGCAACGCGCCGACCGCGTGGAACGCCAGCAGCGGCGACTACCTGACGCAGGAAAGCGCCAAAAGCCTGTTTTCGCAGACCGCTGACGAGATCAAAACCGAGGTCACAAAGTCAGTGACCGAAACGGTAACGGCCAACGTGAAGGAAACCGCCACCAGCGCTGCCAATGATGCCGTTGACAGCAAGCTGCAGGATTATGCCACCACAGCAACGGTGGAGAGCCTGAAAGAAGATGTCTCCAACATCAGCCAAAAGGCGGACGGCATCAGCACCAAAGTCAGCAGTCTGGAACAAACCACCACGACCATTTCGGATGACCTTGACAGCACGAAACAGGAGTTCAAGACGGTCAAAAAATCGGTATCCGCGATTGACCAGAAAGCCGACAGCATCACCCAGACCGTGACCCAGCGGATCACAGGCGGAAACAACATTATTACCGAAACGGATAACTGGAACAATGCGTCCATGGATGCAGGCGGCAACGACCTGAGCAAAAAAGGAACATACACGATCAGCGGCGAATCCGTCCATGTGACGAACAAGGCCCGGAACACCCGCTTCCACTTTGGGGCGGACAAAACGCTGGTGATTGCCAAGGGCATGACCTACTGCGCATCGGTGCTGTACAAGCTCAACTCCGGCACCGACAGCCTGTTTTTGCAGTTCGAGACCAAGAGCAGCAGCGGCACAAAAAGCTATTACGGCTCCGCGTTCAAGCAGGCCCAGCAGGACATTGCGCTGGATAATGGCTGGAAGCTGCGCTGGGCAGCCTTTACGGCTACTGCCGATGGATATGCTGACGGCCTGTTTGTGAGTACCGCGAACGATAACGCCACCGTTACCAATGACCTGACCATCATGCACCCCATGGTGCAGATGGGCAATGCACCCACTGCCTGGACGGCCAGCACCGGGGACTATCTGACCACCGCCGAAACCAAGACCGAGATCAAACAGACGGTGAGCGAAATTAAGCTAACGGCTTCCACCAGCGGCACTTCCAGCACCATCAAGCTGACGGCGGGCGGAACAGAGATCACCAGCACACAGATCAACCTATCCGGCGTGGTGACATTTTCGGATTTGAGTACCTGGAACCAGGACAAGACGATCATCAACGGCGGAAACATTACCACCGGCCAGATACACAATCTCAACTACACCACGGTGTACGACCTGGACAACGCCTGGATACGGATGGGCACCAGCGACGGGAACCGGGTGTACATCGACAAGAGCGGCATCCAGTGGTACGGGGGCACCGCCACCAGCAGCGGGATGTCGCAGGGGGTGATCCAGAACGGGCTGAAAACCACGACGGAGGGCGACACCACCATTTTCTGCGCGGACACCCGCTACCAGAAATACGGATGGTGGCACGACAGCAGCTTTCAGGGCATCACGATCGAGCAGGTGGACAACAGCGTGGGGTGCAGCGGAAAACTGGAGGTGAACCAGGGCATCCAGTGCCGTTCCCTGAGCGCGTG